ACTAAAATAAAAAATTACCCAGTTCAAGGTCTTGGTGCAGACCTCATGAGTATTGCCCGTGTTGATTTCGCAAAGAGATTCTGGAGATCAGAGCTAGAAGGTAAACTTCGAAGCACTGTCCATGATTCTATTGTGATTGACGTGCCCAATAAAAATGTTGACATTGTATTAGAAATGTTTTATGATGTCTTCAAGGATATTCCAAAGAATTTCAAGAGTATCTTTGGTGTTGAGTATAACCTTCCTCTATTCTGTGAATGCAAAGTAGGGATGGATTTAAAGAATCTAGAGAAAGTTAAATATGGCTAACATATGGTTTACCTCTGATCTTCACTTTGGTCATAAAAATATACAAAAGTTTAGACTTGAGGTAGAAAGTTCAGAGCACAATGAACAACATATTACTTTAGATTGGAATAACAAAGTAACTAAACGAGATATTGTCTATGTCTTAGGTGATGCTGCTTTTACTATGGAATCTGTTCATCTTTTTAGTGCATTGCCTGGTACTAAAATTTTAATTAGAGGTAATCATGACAACTTAGATACACAAGTTTATCTTAAATATTTTAAATCAGTAGAAGGTTTACTTAAGTATAAGGAATTCTGGTTAAGTCATGCACCTATTCATCCTAATGAGCTTAGAGGTAAGGTTAACTTACATGGTCATGTACATTATGCTAGTATAAATGATTCTAGATATGTAAATATGAGTGTTGAAAATCTATGGAGTTTAGGTTATAATAGTCTTATCTCTTTAGATGAAGTACGCAAACTATTAAAGGAAATAAATTAATGAGCAACATGCAAATCGAGATTGTAAATGTATCAACTTCACATGTACCTACTGCTAAAGGTGGTTACATGGTAGCAGACGTAGCTTATAAGAATAAATCATTTCAAGATAAGCTTGAAGGTAAGAAGATTATGGACTTCGCTAATAAAGATGTCTATAGTAAACTAACTAAAGCAACATTCGGAGAAACTTTTGAAGTCACACGACAGAAATCGGCTGATGATAAATATTGGAATTGGGTTGCTCTTAATCCTGCTGGTAGCGCTCCTGCTGAAGTTTCTAATGCTGTGCCTTGCCCAACTTCTGGTGGATACGCTGCTCCCATGAAGTCTGTAAATGTAACACCTAAATCAACCTATGAAACACCCGAAGAACGAGCAGCCCGTCAGGTACTCATTGTACGACAAAGTTCTCTTGGTCATGCGCTTGAGTATACTGCTACTAATAAGATCAAAGACGAGGCAGAAGTTTTGGCATTGGCTAATCGCTTCTCTGATTGGGTCTTTCAAAAGGAAGGGATCAACGCAGTAGCCAAATCTGTTCTTGAAGTATCTGCGGGTTTCTTTGGTGATATGGAAGATGACCTCCCATAATCCCATTACTGGAGATAAGCTTCAGTCTAAACCAGCTACTAAAGAGTATCGTGATGGTTGGGATGCTATCTTTGGTAAAAAAGATTATCCTTCTTGTACTGAAGAATGTAAACAACATAAGGAGGATGAGTCATCCAAGCCCTCATAGATGGTGACATCGTGGCTTACGCTAATGCTGCTTCTGCCGAGGGAGACCCGGTAGAGGTAGCTTATAGACGAATAGACACACATATGAATAGCATTCTAGACATTACGAAGTCAGAGACATTTCGAGTCTTCTTATCAGGTGCTAATAACTTTAGACACGATATATACCCGGAATATAAAGCCAACAGAAAGGATATGGTAAGTCCTCGCTGGAGGGACTTGTGTAAAGAATATCTTGTTACCCAATGGGGTGCTGAAGTTACTGATGGATATGAAGCAGATGATGCACTGGGAATTCATCAAGATAAAAATAGTTCAAGTCTACAAACAACTATCTGTACTATTGATAAAGATCTTGACATGATTCCAGGATTGCATTATAGTTGGCCTATTGTAAGAGGAGGCCTAATTGTTAGAGAAGCACGACTCTATAAAGTATCAGACATCGAAGGGCTTCGATCCTTTTATCGCAGTATTCTTGTTGGTGATAGGACTGATAACATTATTGGTGTTGAAGGCATAGGTAAAGTAAAAGCAGCTAAGATGATAGATCATCTAGAAACAGAAGAAGAAATGTTTGATTGTGTTGTTAGGTTATATAATGATGACATGGAACGATTAAAAGTTAATGGCAAATGCCTTTATATAATGCGTGAGGAAGGAAAGCAATGGGAGTTCAAGAACCAAGACTTAATTTTAGAGAGCGTATAATTACTCGTGGTGGGAATGATATTAGATTATACCATGTCTATGAGACAGAAATGCACGGTGCCTATGAAGCTAATGGTACTTGGTACATTGCTAGGTGGTCACATACAGGACACTTTCTACCACAAGAAAAAGGTAGACAACCTATAACTACTCTAGATATGATTAACGAGAAAGATTCAATTGTCAATCCGCAAAGCGCGTAAAGGTGCCTTTGCTGCTGGCTTTCGATCAGTCTTTGAACTCAAAGTTAATACTTGGATGAAGGAGGAGGGAATTAATGTACCTTATGAACCTTGTAAGCTCGACTATGTTGTGCCTTCTTCTAATCATAAGTATACACCAGACTGGAAAGTAGGTAATATTGTTTATGAAGGCAAGGGATACTTCGCTGCCTCTGATCGAAAGAAAATGCTGCATATTATTGAATCAAATCCAGGTCTAACTATTAGAATGTTGTTTCAAAATGCACAAGCAAAGATAAACAAGCGAAGTAAAACAAGTTACGCTGATTGGTGTAATAAGTTTGAAATTGAATGGTGTGATTTTCGGGATAAAGAAAAACTATTATCTTGGTTAAAGGAAAAGAAACGTGGCAAGCGAGGAAAGTAAAGCTACTTATAGAGAATACTATCAAAACAATAAAGAAGTTATTTTAGAACGACAACGAATATACCGTGCTCTGAATAAAGAGAAAGTTAACGCAGTAAGTGCTGCATGGAAACTTAAAAATAAAGAGTATTGTTTAGAAAGATCTCGAAGTTATAATATAGTTAGACGAAATGATCCAACTAAAATTATTGATATCTTATTTGAAACTATTAGAAGTAGGGCAAAATATAAAGGAATGTCTTTTAACTTAGAAAAAGAAGATATTGTTTTACCCACACATTGTCCTATTCTTAATAAACCTTTTATTTATAGGGATAAAAAATATACTTATTCTATTGATAGAAAAGATTCCACTAAGGGCTATACAAAAGATAATGTTTGGGTAGTGTCTCTTCTTGCAAATAGAATGAAGAGCGATGCAACTGAAGAAGAAGTACAGTTGTTTGGAGAATGGTGTAATAGGGACAAGGAGAAGCTTCTTGAATGGCTCAAACCTAAAGGAAGAAAAAAGAAAGTACGAGTTTGATACTTTTCTTCTACACCTTCCCCCTATAAATTTATATAATGTAGACCTAGTATGGCTTGCCTTTGGGTATGACCTACGCTGGGATCTTAAGGAGCAATATGGCAGTTCATATGGTGATCCCGGATACACAGATTAAACCGGGAGGTGACTATACCTATCTAAATAACATTGGAAAGTATATGGTTGCAAAAAAACCTGCTGTTATAGTGATGATTGGGGATTGGGCAGATATGCCTTCTCTTTCGTCCTATGACAAGGGCAAGAAGTCTTTTGAAGGTCGTAGGTACCTTAAGGATATTGAAGCCAGCCAAGAGGCTATGGATGCGTTCTTGGGGCCATTGCATGATTACAATACTAAGGCTAAGAAGAATAAAGAGAAGAGGTATAATCCTCGTATGATTCTTACTATGGGAAACCATGAAAATCGAATCAATCGTGCAGTAGAACTCCAACCTGAACTAGAAGGTGTATTAAGCACTGACCATTTAAAGTATGAGGAATATGGTTGGGAAGTTTTTCCTTTCCTGGAGGTAGCTCATGTTGATGGAGTTGCTTATTCTCATTATTTTACTAGTGGTGTTCTTGGTCGTCCAGTTACTACTGCTCGTGCTTTGCTCACGAAGAAGCATCAGTCCTGTGTTATGGGCCATGTGCAAACGATGGATATTGCCACTGATTATCGTGCAGATGGGACTCCAATTCTGGGTCTCTTTGCGGGCTGTTGTTATGAGCATAATGAGGACTATCTAGGGCCACAGGGTAATGCACATTTCCGTGGATTCCATATGCTCTATGAAGTAAATAATGGTAGTTTCTTTCATCACCCAATTAGTCTTACATACATAAAGGAAAAATATAAATGAGTACACTTACAGATTTACTTTCTAATACTCCAGGAGGGTTGGTATCAAATGTTGCTGGAAAGCTAATTGATACAATTGCATCTTTCTTCCCTAACCCAGAGAAAAAGGCAGAGGCTGCCCAAGCTATTGCCACTGCACAATTAAATGGTGCTTTTAAAGAAGAAGAGTACCAGTTCCAACTTATGTTAGAACAAATTAAAACTAACCAAGTCGAAGCTTCTTCTACTAATTGGTTTGTAGCAGGTTGGCGACCATATATTGGTTGGGTTTGTGGTACTGGTCTTGCTTATGAGTTCCTTCTGATGCCTATTGGTAATGGTATTGCAGCTTCCTTTGGGCATATTGGAATCTTTCTTACTTTGAATTCAGATACTTTGTTATCTTGTCTTTCAGGTCTTCTTGGTCTTGGTGCTATGCGTAGCTTTGAGAAATTTAAGGGCGTGGAGTCTAGTCGATGAGTGGTGGGGATGAAGACGGTTGGTTCGAGAATGAGTATCTTCGTAACCAAAGAGAGGGTAATAGAGATGAATCTATTACTCTTGATGTGATTGCAGATCTAAAACAACGAGAGCAATTCGGTGCCCTTAAGTATGGTAAGTTCTTAACCCA